GGAGGATGCCTTAGAATGGACAATATATAATACGGTGAATGCGTTTATTATGTTGTCAAATGGAGACATAGTCCAAATGATTGATGGTAACAGGTCAGGTCAAGGCAGTACTACTGCCGATAATTGCATCGCACATGATTTAATTATGGATTACGCTGAAGAGCGTGCTTTTAAGGAATTTGGAAGTGAATTTGTTAATATGCTCCGTAAAATCATGGGTGATGACAATTTGAAAAGTCAAACGTGCATTTCAATGGCACAGTTTTCTTGGATGAGTTCTATTTATGCTGAGTTCGGATTAATATTAAAACAGGAAGCATATTACGTATCTGAAGATATAGTTGGTCATAAGTTTTTAGGTGCAGAGGTTGTTCGACGTGTTGTCGGGCGGCACTCGGTCTATTTACCAGCTTATAATTCGGATCGTATATTTTCATCAATGCTCTATTCTATAGAGAATTTGGAGGTAGACGAAGAAATTTGTAAAATTTTTTCTTTGTTATTGCTTTCATGGAATGATGAAAAGTTATTTAATTTAATTCGTTCTTATTTACATAAATTAGTTCATGAAAATCCACAGCTACCCATATGCATAACGTTCTACAAGCATGGAATTCCTGATGTCCATGAAGTGGTGAACAAGTTTTGGATTGGTGTGGAAAATTTGTCAGAGTTTTGGTTTTCACTTTTTGCCAATACTCGGGAGGTGGGTGCAGAGATGTACCTATCTCTGCGGGAAAATAAAAATTCATGAATGGAAAACTCACGAATCTCACAGAAAGCGAATGGATCGCAGAAAAGTCCAGTAGGCAAGGCCTCTCAAAAGCGGAAGCTCGTAAAAGATACAATCAGTACCTCCTTACGACCGCCGTCGGGGGCCCGAACTACAAGACCAAAAGACAAGCAAATCGTCAAGCTAACAATACTGGTTCCAAAAAAGGAAATCCCGGGGGTTATAAAAAGACTCTTGGATCTATTTCCGAGTGCACACGTTCGTACGCTCGGGCATTAATGGATCCTTGGTCAATTTCTACTCTACCCTGCATTCCGGATAATATAGTGCTCCCAAGCTATAAATTCGGATGCAGGTCATACGGGAAGTTCACTATTGGAACTAATGGAGTTGGATGGGTAAATTTTATCCCACTTAACGCATATAATGGATTCTTTGATTTTCCGTCATCGTTACAACCAGTTTATACTGGTTTGTTTACAGGAATCACTTATGCTTCTACATCATATGAGCCGAATCTAGGATCTGGAGGAGGGGTGTTTAAATACCTCAACGACAGTTCTCTTAGTTTCCAAAACGCATATGATTTGAACGCAAACCCAGAAGGATTTCAATTCCGACTGGTGGGGGCGGCAGTTAAGTGTCGATATATGGGAACGGAAATTTCCCGTGCAGGTAGGATCATATCCTATCGACACCCAACTAATGACACCATTGGTTATCCACAAGATTCCAATGGTCTTCTTAAAAATAAGGAAACATCTAGCAATGTCAACAGCAGAGAATGGCATTATGCAACCTTTAAACCTTCAAATCCAGTTGATTTAGTTTACAGAGGTCGAAATGGAGGTGCTTCTCTACCTACTTCGTTATTGTTGTATGTAGATGGGGGCACAGCCGGGACAACTTTTGAATTCGAATGTCAACAATGGTTTGAAGTTATAGGTCAACTTTTGCCAAGTTATACTAAATCGCATTCTGACATACTGGGTATGGCGGCGGTGACTCAAGCGTTACCAATGCATCAGCCCACACATGAACCACAGAACGATTTTAAGACTTTCTTTGATGATGTTGTAGCTACAGGAAAAAATGTTTTCTCTTTTATTGGAGATTATGTAGTACCAGCTGTTAGTACGGTCGCAGCTTTCTTGTAAAACCAAGAAAATATTATAAAATAAATTCCGGTTGAAATTATATCGGTTATATTGAGTATTGGAAGTATAGTTCTTCTCATGACTGTTGCAATAGGAGAGTGGTTGCGACCGCTTCTATTCGATGGTTATTGGGTTGAGCAATACTGAAGAAAAAAAAAAAAAAAAAAAAGCAAAATAGA